GTATTTAAAGGTGTTGAACCCCTTACAACACGATTAGGCGAAGCTGAAGATCGTTTATATGAGTTAGCACTTGCTGGCGACACTACTTCAAAAGAATATCAAGAGCTATTAACAAAAGTAGGTGAATATAGAAAGGTACAAATTCAAACGGATCTAGCAGTAGATCAAGCTGCACAAACATTCAGCCAAAAATTAGGAACAGCATTAGGAGGCGCTACAAGTGGTTTTGCAGTAGTGCAAGGCACCATGGCTTTGGTAGGCAGCGAATCACAAGCGCTTGAAAAAACATTACTAAAAGTGCAAGCCGCTTTAGCTATACAACAAGGTGTGCAAGGTGTTTTAGAGTATAGCCGTAGTGTCGGATTAGCAACAAAAGCTACTAAGCTATGGGGTATTATGACTGGCACAACGACTGGACTATTTAAAGCGTTGAGGGTTGCGTTAATTAGTACAGGCATTGGTGCTCTAATTGTTGGTATTGGTTTACTTATTTCAAACTTTGATAAACTAATAGGTTTTTTCAAACCTGTTATAGATGGGTTCAAAGCTATTGGTGACGCCATAGGACTTACAGATTTTGCAGCAGAAGAAAGGTTTGAGGCAGAACAAAAAAGACACAATCAAACCATAGCTAACGCTAAAGAAGAAAAGCAAGCCATAGATAAATTGGTGGCTGCAGAAAAGAAAAGACAGACTACTCTCCAGTCTATTTTTGACGTTCAGATAAAACAAGCTAAAGGCAACGCTAAAGAGATTGAGAGGATAGAAAATAACAAAAGAAAGGCAGCTAAAGATAGTATAGACAAAGAAGAAAGGTTATTTTTAGAGGGTCAAAAAACTAGACTAAAACAATTAGAAGCTCAGAACAAAAAGATCCAAAGTCTATTACAACAGGCTAATAGAGAAGGTGTTGCTATTTCTCAGAAAACACTTGACGGAGCAGCTAAAGGCCAAGAAGCTGAAGCTAAGTTAAGGCAACAAATAATAGATAGAAATTTCTCAGCATTACAAGACTTTAACATAAGAAGAACAAACCTCGACATAGATTTTCAAGAAGGAGTTGAGCAACGAGAAAACGCAAGAACTGAAAAGTTTAAACAACACCTACAGGACAGGCTTAATGCAGCTCGAAAAATAGAAGACCTTGAAAACGAATTAATGGAAGACGGTCTTGAAAAAGAGATTGAGTTGAATCGAGATAACTTTAGGAGGCAACGTGAAGACCTTACAGCACAAGGAAAACAAAAGCAAGAAATAATAGATTTGCTCAATCAACTTGAACTTAAAAAAGAAAAAGAAATACGAGAAAAGTTTGACGTATTTAAATTAGAATCATTTGATGGCGAAATTGCACAACTTGAACTTCAATCAGTAAAAGAAATTGAAATCAAAAAACTTACTCAAGAGGAGATTGAAAAACAAATGGCTGAAAGTGCAGCACGTCAAAAAGCTATTGATGATCAATTGGCTGCTGATAAAAGAGCTAATGCTATTGCAGTAGCTGATACGAGTCTAAGTATTGCTCACGATTCGTTAGGTGCTATTGGAGAACTTGCTAATGCATTTGCTAAAGACGATGAAAAGAACGCTAAAAAAGCATTTAACATTAACAAAGCAGTAGGTATTGCACAAGCAGTAGTTAGTACGGCACAGGGTATTATGGCACAATTAGCAGTACCACAAGATGCGCTAACTGGTGCTAACTTTGTTAAAGCTGGAATTGTAGCAGCGACTGGTGCAGCGCAAATCGCAACTATTTCAAAAACTAAATTTGAAGGTGGTGCAAGTGGCGAAACACCAAGTTTAGATGCAAGTAGTGGCGAAGCTCAAGCACCAAGTTTTAACGTAGTGGGAGATTCAGGCGTAAATCAACTCGCTCAACTCCAACAGCAACCAGTACAAGCGTTTGTAGTGAGTGGCGAAGTTACGACAAGTCAAGCATTAGACAGAAATAGAGTAGAAAATGCAACACTATAAACAAATAAAAGTTATTATAATATGAGGATAGTTGAATTAATTATAGACGAAACAGATGAAAATAGCGGGATCGAAGCCGTGTCGCTTGTTGAAACACCAGCAATAGAAGAGAATTTTATTGCACTAAACAAACAACAAATACTACTAAAAGAAGTAGACAAAGAAAAGCGTATTCTTATGGGTGCTGCTTTAGTACCTAATAAACAAATCTACAGACGCAACGAAAAAACGAATGATGAATACTACATCTACTTCAGTAAAGACACAGTTCGCAAAGCTTCAGAATTATTCTTTAAGCGTTCAAACCACAAAAACGCAACCTACGAACATAAACAACCAATAAAAGGCACTACAATAGTCGAGAGTTGGATTGTCGAAAACACGAAAAAAGATAAAAGCGCACACTACGGCTTAAACGTACCTGAAGGCACGTGGATGATTAGTATGAAAATTGACGATCAAGAACTATACAACAAAGCAAAAGACGGCACTATACAGGGTTTCAGTATCGAAGGGTATTTTGCAGATAAATACGATATGACCAAAGAAGAAAGCTTTGAAGACTTTGAAAAGAAAATGCTTGTTGAAGAACTAAAAGAACTTCTACAAAAACAAGAATTAGAAAGTTATAGCGACTATCCGGAAAGCGTAAGAAACAACGCAAAACGAGGCATAGAACTAAACAAAGCAGTAGGCAACAAATGTGCTACACAAGTAGGCAAAGTACGTGCGCAGCAATTAGCTAATGGCGAACCTGTAAGCGAAAGCACGGTAAAAAGAATGTTTAGTTTTTTAAGTAGAGCAGAAACTTATTACGATGCTGGAGACAAAGAATCTTGCGGTTATATTAGTTATTTACTATGGGGTGGCAAATCAGCAAAGACTTGGGCAGAATCTAAGCTAAAACAAATAGAGAGAGAGGACTTGGCAAGTATGTTAATCGATGACAATTTTGCAATTATAGATGACCGACTTGCCTATTCTTCTAAAGCTATGGCAGAAAAAGCAGCTAAAGATGTAGGCGTTGATGGCATACACGAACACGAATACGAAGGTAAGACTTGGTATATGGTTGGCGAAACACACAATTTAGATCTTTACGGTAAATGTCCAAAGGGCTACGAAAAGAAGAACGGCAAGTGCGTTAAAAAAAAAAGTAAATACGCAGAAGTAGGACCAAGAGGTGGTGTAAAGCGAAGCAAAAAAGCACCTAAAAGCGACACACCAAACCCAAAACCAAAGGGCAAGGGAAGTGCTAAAGGCGATGCTGGTACAAGTAGAGGTGCAGTTGTAAGTAAAGCAGACGAAGAAAGTTTACGAAAAAAGAGTAATGAATTTAACGAAAGATACAAAGATAAACTCGGCTACGGTGCAAATGTAGGCGCTTTAAAAAGTGTTTTTCAAAGGGGTTTAGGTGCGTATAATACAAGTCATTCACCAACCGTTAAAAGCGCAAAACAGTGGGCAATGGCAAGAGTAAACGCTTTTTTGTATTTACTAAAAAACGGAAGACCACAAAATGCAAAATACACAACTGATTATGATTTGCTTCCAGCTAAACACCCAAAAAGTTCTAAGAAATGAGAAAAAAACGAACCAAAGAAACACAAAGTAAATCAAGCCCTAAAGGTGGTAAGAGAGGTTGCTTATGTAAAGACAATACATATAGTTCAAAGTGTTGTGATGGCACACTTAGAGCGCAAGGAATAGGCAAGGTTTAAAACAAAAATGAAACAAACAATTTAATAAAAAGTTATTATAGTATGAATACACATAGAGCCGTAGCACGATTTTTAGCAAAAGAAGAAAAGACAGAGTTAAAATCTGAAAGAGTAGAACTGGGTATTATTGACGATTTAAAAAAAGACATTCAGAACGCAAAAAATGAATTGAAAGGTGCTGAAAATTTACATAAAGCAGCAGAAAAAGATAATGATGTGTTAAATAAATATATTGGTGAAAAAGCCGATATAGAAACAAAATTAAATAAAGCAAGCAAAGAACGAAATTCAACTGTAAAATTTGCTAAAGAAACAATAAAAGACACAAAAGCACTTTTAACAAAAAGTAAAAAAACTGCACAATCTATAAAAAAACAAATAGAAGATTTAGGTTTAAGTCAAAAAGTAATCGCACCAGAATTAAAAGAAATTGAAAATATAGAACAAAAATTAAAGTCTTTAAATTTTGGATTTTTAGACGATTTACCTTTTTAAGATAAACACGAATAATAAATAAATAAAAATGAAAGATAATTCAATACTAAACAAAGTAAGAGAACTTCTTGGAATGGAAGTGAAACTTGAAACAAGAAAGTTGGACGATAGCACAACAACCATAGAAGCAGAATCGTTTGAAAAAGGCGAACAAATTATGATCGTGACAGAAGACGAGCAAAAAATTGCACTACCTGTAGGTGAGTACAAAATGCAATCAGGCGAAATGTTAATCGTAAAAGAAGAAGGTATTATTGACGAAATAAAAGCCGAAGAAAAAGAAGAAGAAGAAGTGATTGAAGAAGACGCTAAAAAAGAAGAAGAAGAAATGTACGAAGAAGAAGTAGAAGCGTCTGAAGAAGTTAAGCCAGTTAAAAAGACTGTTGAATCAATCGTAAAAGAAACTTTCTTTAGTGAAATAGAAGCTTTGAAAAAAGAAAACGAAGAACTTAAAGCAGAAATTGAATTACTTTCAAAAGTATCTACTGAAGAAAACACGAACGAAGAAGTAGAAACTACAGAAGAAGAAAAAGAAGAAGTAGAATTAGCAGCAGAAGAAACAATAGAAGAACCAGCTGCAAAACCTATTACACACAATCCAGAGAACAAGAAAAAGACGAATCACATACAATATAGTGCAAACCGTCAAAAAACAACTTTAGATCGTGTAATGGAAAAATTAAGTAAATAAATTATTAATAAATAAAAAACAAAAACAATGGCAGTATCATTGACATCAACGTACGCTGGAGAGTTTGCTGGAAAATATATTTCTGCGGCTTTACTTTCGGGTAGTACATTAGAAAACGGATTGGTAACCGTATTACCAAACGTAAAGTACAAACAAGTACTTCAAACAGGTGCTTTAGGTGACATAGTTGCAAACGCAACGTGTGACTATAGCGCATCAGGCACTTTAACTTTGGCAGAGAAAATTATCGAACCGGAGGAATTCCAAGTAAATTATGACATTTGTAAGCGAGACCTGTTGAGTTCGTGGGAAGCTGAGCAAATGGGCTTTTCTGCATTTGACAATTTGGCACCTTCACTATCTGATTTCGTTATCGGATATACTGCTGCTAAAGTAGCTGCAAAAATGGAAACTAACATTTGGAGTGGACAAACTGCAAACGCAGGTGAATTTGACGGATTTTATTACTTAGCAACTGCTGGTGGTTCTGGATGCGTTGCCGTATCAGGAACAACTATTACTGCTGCTAACGTGATTGACGAAATGGGCAAAGTAGTTGATGCTATCCCAAGCGCAGTTTACGGTAAAGAAGACTTATTTATCTATGTTGCTCCCAATGTTGCTCGTGCTTACATTCGTGCTTTGGGTGGATTCGGTGCTAACGGACTTGGTGCAAACGGTGTTAATAATCAGGGAACTACTTGGTTTGGTAACAACGGTGCATTATCTTTTGACGGTGTACCTGTAGTAGTTGCACAAGGTCTTCCAGCACACTCAATGATGGCAGCGCAAAAATCTAACTTATTCTTCGGAACTGGACTTCTTTCAGACCACAACGAAGTAAGAGTATTAGATATGGCAGAACTTGACGGTAGCCAAAACGTAAGAATCATTATGAGATTTACGGCAGCCGTACAAATGGGTATTAATTCAGACGTAGTTATCTACGCTTAATATTAACCAGAATTAAGGAAGGGTAGGTAAAATTGCCTACCCTTTTTTATTCATAAAAACTTTTAACAAAATGAGTTGTGATATAACAAACGGTCGTGTAGAAGAGTGCAAAGATTCCGTAAGTGGGTTAAAAGCCATTTACTTTGCAAACTTCGATGATCTTGACACAGACAACATTACTTACGATGCAACAAACACAGATACACTTGATGCTTGGCAACCAGCTGCTATTTTATCTTTGTTTAAATACGAATTAAAATCTAACGAAAATTCGTTTACAACCGCTGTACAAACTTCAAGAGATAACGGTACTACATTCTTTGAGCAAACACTTGCTATTTCTTTAAAGAAACAAGACCAAGCTATGCACAAGAATATTAAGCTACTTGCTTACGGTAGACCAAGAATTATTGTTCGCACTATGACTGACCAATTCTTTCTTATGGGATTGGCACAAGGTTGTGATACAACCGCTGGAGAAATTTCTTCTGGTGCCGCACTTGGTGATTTTAACGGTTACAAGCTGACATTCGTAGCGAGTGAAGTTCTACCAGCTAACTTTATTGATGTTTCTACAGAAGCACAATTAAAGACTGCTTTTGCAACAGGTGCTGGTGAAGACGCAACAATCGTAACAACGTAAGGTTTTTCTTTTCCTTTCATAATGTGATTAGGCACTTTTCGGAGTGCCTTTTTTTATGCTTCAAAAACACGAAATAAAAACAAAAAATTGAAAAAAAAGTTATTATAGTATAATGATTATCTTAACTACAAGCGGAGTACAACAGACCTTTAGTTTCATACCAAGAAGCCAAACATACGACACTTTAAATTTAACTGACGAACAACTAAACACAACCGTAGCCGTAACAATCCAAGCAAGTACGAACGGCGATTATTTCGATACAATTAGTGCCGTGTTTTCGTTAAAAGAAGGACACTTCTATAAACTTGAATTAAAAAACGGTAGTACGGTAGTTCATAAAGACAGAGTATTTTGCACCGACCAACCTGTAGCAACCTATTCAGTAAACAACGGACAATACACAAGCCAAGCATCGAATAACGAATTTATAATTTATGAGTAAGGACATACACATATTAGAATTAGCTGCCTACGAGCAACCAACTATAACGGAGAGTAAACGTGAAGATTGGGTAGAGTTTGGCGATGACAATAACTATTACCAATTCTTGATTGACTGCTATACAAATAGCACGACACAGAACGCTATTATAAACAACACTAACCGATTAGTGTACGGCAAAGGTTTGAGTGCTTCAGACGCTTCTAAAAAGCCAAATGAATACGCTGCTATGATGGCTTTGTTTAGTAAGAAATGTACAAGACACCTTGTAAGCGACTTAAAGTTATTAGGACAATGTGCTATGCAAGTCATATACACGAAAGACAGAAAGAAAATAGCGCAAGTTGAACACATACCAGTACAACTTTTACGTGCCGAGAAATGCAACGAAGAAGGTAAAGTAGAAGCTTACTATTATTCAGATGATTGGACGGACACTAAAAACTATAAACCACAAAGAATACCAGCTTTTGGTTGTTCAAAAGAACCTATTGAAATTTATTTTGTAAAGCCGTATTCCGTTGGTTTAAAGTACTATGCACTACCAGACTATATTGGTTGTTTACCTTATTGCACACTTGAAGAATCAATAAGCGAGTACTTAATAAACGAAGTAAACAACGGCTTTAGTTCAAGATCAGTTATAAACTTCAACAACGGACAACCAAGTGACGAACAGCAACGACTAATAAAAAGCAAAGTTCTAAACCAACTGACAGGAACAAAAGGCGAAAAGGTTATTGTTAGTTTTAACAACAATGCAGAATCGAAAACAACGGTTGATGCAATGCCTGTAAATGATGCACCAGACTTGTACGCTACACTTGCTGAAGAATGTTTAAGAAAGATAATGGTCGGTCATTCAATTGTATCGCCTATGCTTTTTGGAATTGCAAGTAGTAACGGCTTTAGTTCAAATTCCGATGAATTAATTGACAGTTTTAACCTTTATTTGAATATGGTTATTCGACCAATGCAAGAACTATTGATTGATGCGTTTGATGAAATACTTGCTTACAACGGCATATCTTTAAACTTGTACTTTAAAACATTAAAGCCATTAGAATTTACCGATTTAAGCGGTATGATGGACGAAGAACAACTCGAAGAAGAAACAGGTTTAGAATTAAGCGAAGACAATAAAGAACTACAGGACTTTATATCTAAAGGCGAAGACCCAGAACAAGAAGGTTTTGAATTAATAGATGTTCGAGAAGTAAATTACGATTTAGAAGATGACTTTGATGCACAAGTTAAAGAGTGGGAAGAAGAACTAAAACCTAAACAATCAACACTTTCTAAAATAGTTAATTTGGTTAGAACAGGTAGTGCTTCGCCAAATCAAGCAAGTGAGCAAGATAGACAAGTAGATGGTTTGTATTTTAAAGTACGTTATCAATACACAGGCAATCCAGCACCAGAACGTCCATTTTGTAGAGCAATGATGAGAGCAAGTAAAGTATATCGTAAAGAAGACATTATACGATTATCTTCGCAAGTAGTAAACAAAGGTTTTGGCGAAGGTGGTTCTGATACTTATTCGATTTGGCTTTATAAAGGAGGCCCCCGATGTAATCATAAATGGCAGCGCCGAACCTATGTAAGCTTTAGAAAATCGGCTTCAATAGGTGCAGCAGATAGTTCACAAATAAGCACTAACAAAGCTCGTAAATATGGTTATAGAGTAACCAACGAACCACAAGTTAGTATGATGCCAAAGGATATGCCTTTAAAAGGATATTCACCTAATAACCCTAACTTACCAAAAGACGTATAATATGGCAACTGCATTATTAATTACTCGTGACGATATAGTACGGTTTACAAACGTAAACGGAAACGTGGACGTAGATAAATTCATTCAGTTTGTTCTTATCGCACAAGACATTCATATTCAATCTATGCTTGGAACAAAGCTACTCGAAAAGATACAAGCGGACATAATTGCTGGTACTTTAGCAAATCCGTATTTAGCGCTTTTAACAACTTATATTAAGCCGTGCTTGATACACTTCGCAATGGTCGAATACTTGCCTTACGCAGCTTACACAGTGGCAAATAAGGGTGTGTATAAACACGGAGCAGAAAATAGCGAAACGGTAAGTAAAGAAGAAGTTGATTTTATGATCGAGAAACAACGACAAACGGCTATGCACTACAAAGAAAGATTCGTTGATTTCATAATTAATAATAGTGCGTTGTTTCCAGAGTACAACGCAAACGAAGGCGAGGATATGTTTCCGAACGACAGTACAAATTTAACAGGTTGGTGTTTATGAAGAAAAGAAAGTATACTATAAAAAAACGAAACATAATTCGTTTACAAAAGTTTTTAAACAAAATAGAAGATGGCAGACATAAAGATAAGTGCGCTAACAGCAAAGAGTGCTAATTTAGCAACTACAGATAGAATTGCAATAGCAGAGGTTTCTGGTGGCTCTTTTGACAGTAAGCATGTTACAGGAGAAGAAATTATAACGGCTGCTAATTTAGTTACAAATAGAACTGTTTCGCTTACATCACATACTTTAACTTTAGCAGATGCACATAAGTTTATTCAATTTGATAATGGAAGTGCAATAGCAGTTACTATACCAACAAATGCGTCAGTTGCTTTTTCTACTGGAACACAAATATTGTTTAGTCAGCACGGTGCTGGTCAAGTGACGTTTGCTGGTGCTGGTGGCGTAACAGTAAACGCTGCTGGAGGTAAATTAAAAACAACGGCACAGTATAGTACGGGCAGCTTGATTAAGATTAATAGTGATGAGTGGTATATAACAGGAGATCTAACAACATAAAAAAATTAAAATGGCAGTAACAAACGGATGGGGGCAAGGAGCAGTAAACAACACAATTGATTGGGGAAAAGGTAAAACTACAGCTACAAATAACTGGGGTGCAATATACGATTCAAGCGCAAGTGGTGACACAAGTTTAGGAACGGCAGCAGCACAAAGTTTATTATTAGATGTTTACGGCGATAATGCTTTTTTAGCTGTTTCATTTAGGAAGCTTCGAACAGATTATACAGGTTTTTGCGCACGAATAAGAAGAGTAGGAACTGCTGGATCAACAGGAACAGCAGACGATCAAGCAGATTTAGCATTTAATAGTAATGGTTATGTATCATTAGACAGTCCTATAACAGCTGTAACAGAAGGTGTTTTATCGTCAACATTAGGTGAGTTTTGCGCAGCTTCAGGATATAGTAATCCAGATTCAATGCCTTCGGCAGATACTGTAGAAATTGAGAAGTTTTATAATCAAGCCGAAGACACAACAATTCCTTCATTAAATCAACAAACGACAAGCCAATTTGATGAGCTTGTTCTAAATGGAGTTTTAGAAACTATAACAATAGGCGGTGATGAATTCATAGCGTGCAGAAATACTTTTAGGCAAGATTATAAAGCTGAACTAAATCCTGCCGCTTACATTGGTGCGTCTCAACCATTCACTATATTTACAATAACAAACGTAAAAGATCCAGGCGGAGGATTTACTGTAGAAGGTGTTTCTGTAACTCCAAACAAATTTGCTAATAATGCCCTTATACGATACGATGAAACATCAGACGAATTTTCATTAGTTAATGAAAGTGGAAATGTCACTATATTATCAAGCACAAACACATTTGCTACTGATACTCCGTATGTTTTTACAACACTACTGCAAAACAGCCCAAGCACAACTGCGTACTATGTGAATAATGTACTGCAAGCTTCACGAACTGATTTTACAAAAGACGAAACAAGAATGTTTAGGTATGATCAAAGCAACAAAACCTCAGGCCCTGAGTTTATGGAAGCCATTATTTTTAAGTCTTCTGAAGAGGATAATATATCAGCGATTAATGATAATATAATAAGCTTTTACAATATTTAATTATGTCACTAGATTATATTCAATGAAAAAAGTAGCAGAAACATACGCAATAATAAACATAGCAGATTTGCCTAATATTGACTTTTCACAAGTAGGCGAAACATCTGAAAACACGATCAGAAAATCTTTAGACGAATCACAGTTTGTTTTAAAGTGGAATAGCACACCAAGTTTTATAAGTGATCTGACTGTTGTTCCTGTAGAAATATTAACACATACACAAGCACTTGAATTAATGGCAACTAAAGCTTGGAGTGAACCAATAGAAATAGAATAATGCGACATACAAACGTACTTGCAGTCTTATATTTTGTATCTGGATATTTTGCAGTAGGTACTTTGTTATTTGCTACACAATTACACTTACAAGCACTTGGGGGTTTTATGTTAATTTACTTAACTTATATGCTTGTAGAACAACTTGAACAATGAAAGAACAGTTACTTTTGCTGATTACTAAAACTAAACTATATTCAATGGAACTATTAACTATTGTAAGCAGCTTCTTTTTGCCTATTTACGGTATTCTTATTTTGATATTTTTTTGTATTGTATTCGATACAATTACAGGAATTTGGAAAGCCAAAAAAACGAACACACCTGTAACAAGTAGAAAGTTATCAGCAATTATTTCAAAGATCTTATTGTATGAAGCAACCGTTATGCTATTTTATTTAATGGACTTTTATCTTTTAAATGACATAGTAATGACTTTCTTTAGTGTTGAGTTGCTTACTACTAAAATACTTGCTTTAGTTCTTGTTTCTGTAGAGGTCATTTCTATAAACGAAAACTACAAAGCCGTGAAAGGCATCGACTTGTGGGCTTCACTTAAAAACTTATTTGCACGAGCAAAAGAAGTCACACAAGACTTTAAAAACATTAATGAGAAAAATAAATAAAATTATTGTTCATTGTACTGCTACACCAGAAGGGAGGCATCACGATGTAGAAGACGTTAGACGATGGCATTTAGCACGAGGGTTTAATGATATTGGCTATCACTACTTAATACATTTAGACGGCTTTATAGAACGTGGTAGACCTGTAGAAAAGAAGGGCGCACATTGCGCTTACCAAAATAGTGATTCAATTGGTGTTTGTTATGTAGGTGGAATGACTAAAGATATGAAGCACCCTAAAGACACAAGAACGGATGCACAAAAAGATAGCTTAGTTAAATTACTACAAGAACTTATTTACAAGTACAATAAGGATATGAAAATTAACGCACATTATCAGTTCGCCAACAAAAGCTGTCCGTGTTTTGATATTAAAGAGTATGAGAATATTTAGTTTATTTTTGATTTTAACGCTTTTTTCGTGTTCGGCTAACTATCACTATAGGAAGGCAGTTAAAAAGGGCTTAGAAGTGCTTAAAACAAGCGACACGATAAGAATTAGCACAATAGATTCTGTGCCTGTAATAAAACACGATACAATAGTGTATGAAAAGTTCTTCAGTTCAAAAGACACAGTAGTAATGTATAAGAATGTTTATGTACCACAAACACGGTTGGAAACACGAATAGAATACAAGCTAAAACGTGACACTATAAAAATGATCACAAGGGTAGAAGTTCAAAGAGCAAAAGCAGACGCTAAAATAAACAAGAAGCCAAACTATTGGGGTATGTTAATATTTGTTGCTTGTGTTTTTCTTGTAGGGTTGTTCGGAACTAAGTTGGTAAATAAATATTTATGAAACTAATAAAACACGGAAAAAACGTACACGAATTACAATTAGAACATACCAACCAAATTGCAATGTTATCCGATTTGCATTGGGATAACCCTAAATGCGACCAAGAACTTCTGAAAAAACATCTTGACTACTGCAAAGAAAATTCTATACCTATTATGATTAATGGCGATATGTTTTGTTTAATGCAAGGTAGAGGTGATAATAGAAGAAACAAAAACGATATACGACCAGAACACAACAATGCAAGATATTTAGATTCTATAGTAGAAACGGCAGTAGAATGGTTTGCACCTTATGCCGACATATTAACAGTTATTGGGTACGGCAACCACGAAACGGCAATAATTAAGTGGCAAGAAACAGACATACTTCAACGCTTTGTAGACTTGCTTAATTTAAGGTGTCATTCAAACGTGCAAACAGGTGGTTATGGTGGTTGGTTAATTGTTAAGATAATGAAACACAATAAAGCTTTTCCGTTTAAAATAAAATACTTTCACGGTTCTGGTGGTGGCGGTGTTGTTACTAAAGGTGCTTTGAACTTAACAAGGGCTTTAGAAATGTACGAAGGTTTTGATGTGTTTACTATGGGACACATACACGAAAATAGCTGCCGTAATGATGTTCGAGATACTTTAATTTACTTAACAAAAAACGGATACAAAGTAGAGCACAAGTATTTACATAGTATGATCACAGGAACATACAAAGAAGAATACCAAGAAGGTGCTTATGGTTGGCACGTTGAAAGAGCTGCACCAGTAAAGCCCTTAGGTGGACGAATACTTGACTTAAATATAGAACGAAAACAAAAAGACGGTCAAGACTTTAGTACAAAAATTATAGATTCACGAAGATTTATTTAAGATAATTAGTTGTTTTATAGCACGTTATAAAATAATTGTAACTTTTTTTGTTGAAAAGTAGTATAATATTGTTAATTAATACTATATTTGTTTATACAAAATTTAACACTTATGAAAACACGAATGGAAAAATTACAAATTTTAGTAGGACTTGAAGAAGGTATACAATCTTTTAAAGACCGAATAGAACTAAAACAAGATAGTATTAACGGACAAGGGGGTATGTTTAAAGAGAACCGTGATAAATGGACAGATGAAATACATACATATAAGTTGTGTATTAAACGATTAGAACAACGATTTAACAAAGTAAGAAAAACACTTAAATAAATAGATTATGAACAATCAAGAAAGAAAAGAAGCAAAAAGAGAATTACTTACAGGGTTCGTGTTTTTGTGGACGGTATGGATAGGTTACTATTTAGTGATGAAAATTATAACGATATGAACTACGAAATACAAATAGATCATAAAGACGATGAGGTTGTAAGCTTTACAATAAACGATACACCGTGTCAAGTAGAAATAGAAGTAGAGATAGGTTCTGAACAATATCCAGTTAGCTACAATAGCTGTACAGGTGATATAACGTACGCAGAAAGCGACACTATTTACTATCACGTTAAGTGCGATACTTTGCTTTGTGCTGGTTTAATATATTACAACGATCAAGATATATGTACAGCTTTAGAACAACAACTAAATATAGTTTGAAAGACATACGAATTACATATACATCGCATAAAATTGGCAATAGCAAAAGCACAAAACGTAAAGTTTTAAGCTTACATAGTGGTGTTTTAGGTCATAAAGACGAACCATATTACAACACCGAAGCCGAAATGTTATCTTGTGCAATTTACAACTACGAAACTTTAAGTAAAGACGAAAAAATAATATATAACAAAACAAAAACAAAATGAGTATTAATAACCAAATTTTCGACTATTATCGAAAACAACAACAGAAGATACAAGAAGCAAAACAGCTACTAGAAGAAAACGGTTTTACCGTAAAGAAAAAAGACATAGCACAAGAAATTCAACGCTTAAAAAGTCAGCTAACAGGTTTTATGGACAAAGACATACAAACCAATAAAGACATTTACAGGTTGCAACGTATGTTAAAAGCTGAAGACAAATGATGACAATAGAAGCACTTAAATTAGAGTTTTGGGATAGTTTCAACGAGGAACTATACTGCAATTACTTGATACAAAAAGACGAAAGAATGAACACTTATAAAATACTATACAAATACTACAAAGGAAGCGACACAAGCGCAGAAATGTGCCACGCTATAAAATACGTTAAAGCAGACGATAGGCAAGAAGCAATTAAAGCTTTTGGCTTATGGGAAAAGTTGATCGTAAGCATAGAAAAAGTATGATAGAAATAACTGATTTACAGAAATGTTCACAATATTTTTATTCTGAACAAATAGAACAAATAATGGATTGTATTGAAAACACAATAACATCGGATTGTAATGAAGAATTAAAAAAAGAATACAAAAAATATGAAAATAATGAAAAAGTTTGTGTTGGGTTTTGTGGTTTTCCAGATGTTCAATTAAAAGATGGCAACACAAAAAATATTTCTGTTGAGTATTATGTAAAATTTAAGTTTAAAATACCAGCTATAAATATTATGAGAATAACAATATACGATGAAATAGGAAATGATTTTTTAGATAAAATGATTGAATATAAACGATTAATAAATGAATAAAACAAATGCGAATAATAGATATAATATACTGCGTAATAATAAATTGGATATATGAAAAACTTGATTAGCAAGGTAGAATATTTTATACAAAAAGACGGACTAAAATCTAAATGTAGAAAGCCGTACTATACGCATCGAAGAATGTATTTGTTTAATCTTTTGAGAAACGCTGGTGTAACGTATAGCCGTATAGCTGAATTATTCGATTTAAACCACGCTACGATTATTAATGGAATTAGAAGATACAAGTGGCTTAAAATGACAGGAGATGAGTTTTTATTAATGGACGTGGCACATTACGATCAAAACTTTAAACTACATAAACACGAATACAATTTGAAACGTGATATTTTAAAAGCTACTACAATAAGAGATTTAGAAATTATAAAAGGAAGAACACAAAAAGAACTATATAAAGAATTAATTTAATATATTTGTGGAGTTGGTAGGACAATCGAATTTTTTTAAGTGTGACGTTAGTAAGTGTTCCTACCCACCGAAAGCGTTACACTTTTTTTATACCTTAATTTATGGCAGAAAACAAGAAAAGTTTTTTATTGTATTGTGATTTAATACACACCGTACAAAAGTTAAATGATGAACAAGCTGGAAAGCTGTTTAAACACGTTTTAGAGTATGTAAACGACTTAAACCCACAAACCGATGACATACTAACAGAAGTATGTTTTGAACCAATTAAACAAAACTTAAAACGTGATCTGCGTAAATATGAAGAAATAAGAAAAAAGAAAAGTGATGCTGGTAAAAAAGGTATGAAAAAACGATGGAAAAAAGATAACAACGATAACACCTGTTATAAACCTATAACAAAAATAACCGATAATGTTAATGTAAATGTAAATGATATATATAGAAGCTTCGGTCATTTGTCTATGAGTGTAGAACAGTTTAATAAATTAGAAGCTGAATACGATAAAAGTGTAATTGATTCGTGTTTAGATAGCATAGAAAACTTTAAAAACAACAACAAATACAAATCGTTATATTTGACTTGTAAGAATTGGTTAAAGAAAGAACCAAAGAAGTTAGAAGATAAATTGTTAGCACAAGCAAAGAAGCACGGTTATGTTAAGTAAAGGAATTCACACTAAATATTTATTAGATTATAAACACGGAAGAATAAAACAAGGTTTGCCGATTGGTTGTAAGTTAGATGAACATATAGTATTTAAACCTAAACAACTTAATATAATTTTAGGACACGATAATGTTGGAAAATCTTATTTCGTGTTTTGGTACTTTTTAACACTTGCACTTAAACACGATTTAAAGTTTTGTTTATGGGCTGGAGAGAATCAGTACGGTCAAATAATGCGTGATATGATTCAGATGTACACAGGAGTACCTTTTAAAAAATTACACGATTCACAAATACGAAGTTACTCAACACACCTAGAACAATACTTTGACTTTGTAGATAATTCAAGACTATACACACCAGAAGAACTTTTAGAAGCGTTTAAAAACACGGATGCAGATTGTTGTTTAATTGATCCGTTTACAGGTTTAAGTCGTGAGTATGGCTATGAAGGCAACTACAAGTTTTTAAATATGGCAAGACAATTTGTAAACGAAACAGGAAAAACGATTTATATTAGTACCCATCCAACAAGTGAAAGCGGTAGGCAAGGTAACTTGTTTCCTAAAGGTCATATGTGGGATGGACATTTAAAACCACCTATGGCAGCTTACGTTGAAGGTGGTAAAAGTTTCTTAAATAGGTGTGACGATTTTATTACGATTCACAGATTAGTAAAACACGAAACAATGAAATACGTTACTTTAGTAAGCATCGACAAAATTAAAGACCGTGATACAGGTGGTGAACAAACACTTTTGGAAGACTATATTTTTTGCGATTTTAATAGTGGTTTAGGTTTTGAATTGTATGGTGTAAACCCTTTAGAAAAATTAAGATAGATGGAAAGTTTAGATATACTAAAAGCAAAGATAAACCTACAAACTACAATTATTAAGTTTACAAGTAGTATTGAAGAATTACAAAAGACGCATCCAGAACGACACGATTTAATAGATTCGATGGTTGAAAGTTTAGAAGATGTATCAGAATTTCAATCCGTGTTTATACAGTTAGAAGAAGAATTTATTTTAGAGTGCAAAACGAATCTACGTTTACAGATGCAAATAAGCGAACAGAAACACGAAATAGATAAACTAAATATTTTAGTAGAAAACTTAAAAGAAGGTATTTAATGCCACGATGTAAACATTGCAAAGAAAAGTTTGAAGCCAAACACTTTAACCAAAAATACTGCTTTAAAAGTGAGTGTGTTCGTGTTTGGGTCGAATCGGCAAAAGTAAAGAATTGGAAGAAAGAAAAGAAACGACTAAAAGACGAATTAGAAACGGTGCAAAGCTTAACTAAAAAAGCACAAAGATACTTCAACGCATACATAAGAGAACGTGACAAACATAAACTATGTGTAAGTTGTGATAAACCATTAGGTGCAAAGTATGATGCTGGACACTACTTTAGTACAAGCCACAAGAACGTAACTTACAACGAGAATAATGTTCACGGTCAATGCGTTGCCTGTAACCAACACAAACACGGAAACCTACTAAACTACCAAATAGGTATAGAAAAACGAATAGGTGGCGATGAACTAATAAAATTACACGAAGAAGCACACAAGATCAGAAAGTACACAAGAGAGGAACTAAAAGAAATAATAGAATTGTATAAACAAAAAAAGAAGTTATTGAATAAAAAGTAGTATATTTGTATATACATTTAAAAAATACATTATGAAGAATACATTAATCGAAAGATTAGGTGCTATCCAGCAAGAACTAAAAGCACCAAAGAATCAATTTAACAAGTTTGGTAATTACAAGTACAGAAGCTGTGAGGATATTATGGAAGCCGTAAAGCCGTTACTAAACGGTTTAGTATTGAACTTAACAGATGAAGTAAAAGAAGCAGCTGGATATATGTACGTTGAATCTACGGCAGTAATAACCGATGGCAACAAAGTACAAGCAGTAAAAGCACAAGCTGGTATTGATCCAAACCGTAAAGGTATGGACATAGCACAAAGCTTTGGTAGCTCGTCAAGCTATGCAAGAAAGTACGCACTAAACGGTTTGTTTTTAATTGACGATACGAAAGATGCCGATAGTACTAACACACACGGCAAGGAGAAAAACACGAAGAAAACTTTAACTAAAGCAAGATTCGAAAGCGCATTAAAAGCAGTACAAGAAGGCACATACACTAAAGAACAACTAAAAAACCAATACGAACTAAGCGACTTACAACTTAAAGCACTTAGGATATGTTAAAAATAAGATGTAGTGCCATTGGTAAAATAATGACCAACGCAAGAAGCAAGTCTGAAGTATTGAGTAAGACTTGCAAGGCGTATTTACAAGAGTTAGCAATAGAAGAAATGTACGGCATTAAGAAAGAGTTTTCAAGCCGTTACACCGACAAAGGCAATATTGTAGAAAACGAATCAATAGAACTTGCGCAACAAGTTTTAGATTGTGGTTTTATACACAAAAACGAAGAAAAGTTAAGTAACGATTACTTGACAGGAACACCAGACGTAAACACGAACGATATACTTTTAGATATCAAAAGCAGTTACGATGGTACTACATTCCCATTCTTTGCTGAAGAAATACCAACCAAAGATTATTACTATCAACTAATGGGATATATGGCTTTAACTGGCAAGACTAAAAGCTTACTTGTGTATTGCTTAACAAACACACCAAGTGAAATAGTAGAAGACGAAGTAAGGCGAGAACATTGGAAAAATCATTTAATTGATGAAAGCGAAGAACTACGTCAAGAAGTAGAAAGCAAACACAACTTTGATCACATACCTACAGAAAAACGAATAAAGACGTTTGAAGTAAACTACGACGAGGAAGTAATACAAGCAATCTACAAACGCATAGAAGAATGTAGGGAATACTATAATACTTTAATATCTTGAAAGTAACCGATAAAATACAAATAACCAACGAAGATAATATGGCTTTGATGTCAAGATATGAAGATAACTACTTTGATTTAGCAATAGTAGACCCACCTTACCAAGATACCTTTAAAATAACAGCAAATCGTAAAGCCGCTAAAGTGAATAAAAACTACAATTTACATTTACTAAATGGCGCACCAAAAGAAAGTTATTGGAATGAATTAAAAAGAGTATCTAAAAATCAAATTATTTGGGGTGTTAATCATTATAATAAAATTTTTGGTAGAGGTCGAATAGTTTGGGATAAAGACAATACAGGTGTTTATTCAGATTGTGAATTAGCTTATCATTCTTTTTCAGACGTTACGAGAAAGTTTAAGTGGCGTTGGAATGGTATGTTGCAACAAGATATGAAAAACAAAGAGACAGGCATACACCCAACGCAAAAGCCAAGACAGTTATATAATTGGATTCTTGACAATTACGCAAAACAAAACGATAAAATATTAGATACACATTTTGGTAGTGGCTCTATTGCTTTAGCTTGTCACGAAAGAGGTTTTGAATTAACTGCGTGTGAACTGGACAAAGAATATTATGAAGCTTCAATAAAAAGAATTAAAGACCATATTTCACAACAAAGATTATTTTAATATGAAAACACGAAAGAATGACATCGTTACAATAAGAGTAACACAAGAAGAAAAAAAGCTTTTAAAAGAAAAAGCAAGGCGAGAACGAAAGACGTTAAGCGCCTATATTTTAAGTGAAACAATAAATAACAAATAAATGGAACAGAAAGACAACACAGGTGCGATCTTTAAAAACGATTACAAAGAAAAAGAAACGCAACCAGATTACAAAGGCAAAGCAATGGTAGACGGCAAAGAAAAAGAAGTAGCACTATGGCTAAACGAATCTAAAAACGGCAAGAAGTATTTTAGCGTTAAGTTTTCAGAACCGTATCAAGCAGAAGTAGAAGCTGGTTATGGACACAAACCAAAAGACGAAAAAGACGAATTACCATTTTAATTATTATATTTGTTTTGATTTTTAATTAGGTTAATTTTTTTTAAGGCGAAGCACTCAGCGATGGGTGCTTTTCTTATTAACAACTATTTGTTTAAAAGTTCGTCTATACATTATTAGAAAATAATCATTACTTTTGTTTAGATACTAACCAATGAATTGGCTTAAAAAAGTTGCTAAGTTTCACGATGACTATGTAAGAATAGTTCAAAGTTATGGCGAAGAACTTTACGCAGAAGACATAGTTCAAGAAATGTATTTACGATTAGAAAAGTACGCAGACGTTTCAAAAATCTTACGAAAAGACGGAACAGTAAACCGAGCATACATACATTTCACATTAAGGAATATATTTTGTGACTTAACAAAACAAAGAAAGAAACACCAAAAAGTAGACATAAACGAATGTAGAAACTTAGGGGTAGAATACGACTACATAGAAAAGCAACAAGGCGAAATGTTGTTAGAAGCAAGAATACAAGCCGAAGTAAGCACTTGGCATTGGTTTGATCAACGCATATTTAATATTTATCGAAACGACAAAATATCAATGCGTGAGTTAAGTAAGCAAACACGAATAGGTACAAGCACAATATTTTATACGATTAAGTATTGTAAAGAAAGAATAAAAGAAAACATAGCAGAAGATTACGAAGATTATATTAACGAAGATTACGAAAAAATATGAGTGAACAAAAAAAGAAAACAAGAAAAAAACGAACTACTAAAAAGAAAGAACCTAAAGGAGTAGGCGACATAGTAGAAACCGTATTAGAAAAAACAGGAGTAGCAGCAGTTGCAAAGTTTGTACTTGGCGAAGATTGCGGGTGTGAAAATCGAAAAAAAATCTTAAACGAAATGTTTCGTAGATCACGGAAACCAGAGTGCCTACAAGAAGACGAATACAATTGGTTACACGAATGGTTTAGCATAGAAAGAAACCAAATAAAGCCAACAGAACAACAAGCACTTCTAAAAATATACAATAGAATATTTAACGTGAAGCAAAACCCGACAAGCTGTGCAAGTTGTATTCGTGAAATTATAGAGAAAATGCGTAAAGTTTATTTAACATACGAAAACTGATATGAGACCAAAAAAAATTAAAGACCCAAAACAATTAGAAGAAATATTCAAAGAGTATAAAAGCTACACAAAAACGAACCCAAGATTCAAATATCATCTTAACCAAAGAACAGGCGATATGGTAGGAGAACCATTAGAAGTACCTTTCACAATAGAAGGGTTTGAAATCTTCTGTCACGATAAATATAACTTCACGGCAAAGCATTATTTAGAGAATACTAACAAAGCTTACGAAGATTTTTGTACTATCTCTACACGCATACGCAAAGAAATACGAGACGATCAAATAAAAGGCGGTATGGTAGGGCAATACAATCCAAGCATTACTGCACGTTTAAACGCACTAAAAGAGCAGATAGAACAAACTAATATTGAGCAACCACTATTTCCAGATGTTTCAAAGAACAACGGCGATAAATAAAATACTTGCTTTAAAAAAACGAATCAAGATTGTACAAGGTGGAACATCAGCTGGAAAAACCTACGGCATAATTCCTATCTTAATAGATCGTGCTGCTAAAACACCAAACACAGAAATAAGCGTAGTAGCAGAATCAATACCAGTTCTTCGTAGAGGTGCTTTGCGTGACTTCTTAAAGATTATGAAGTCTATTAATAGGTTTGTAGATGAACGCTATAACAAAAGTCTTTTAAAATACGAATTTTCAAACGGTAGCTTTATAGAATTTTTTAGTGCTGATGTAGACGCTAGTAAGCTTCGTGGTGGTCGTAGAAACATTCTGTACATAAACGAGTGTAATAATATAAGTTTTGAAAGTTTTAACGAAATGTCAATTAGAACAAAAGACGAAGTATTTTTAGACTACAACCCAACGGCAGAATTTTGGGTGCAAACAGAACTTGAAGGACAAGAAGACGCCGAGAAAATTATCTTAACATACAAAGATAACGAAGCACTTGATCAGGGTATTATAAGCCAAATAGAGAAGAACATAAAGAAAGCCGAAACGTCTAATTATTGGAAAAACTGGGTCGATGTTTATGTGAACGGTGTTATGGGAAAACTCGAGGGCATCGTTTTTAGTAATTGGAAGCAAATAGACACAATACCAACCGAAGCAAGATTAATCGGCATAGGGCTTGATTTTGGGTATACGAATGATCCTACTTCTATAATCGAAGTTTACAAACTTAACGAAACACGAATACTAAACGAAGTAACATACCAAACAGGTTTACTAAATAGCGACATAGCAAAACTACTTCCTAAAAACGTACCTGTATATGCAGATAGTGCCGAACCCAAAAGTATTCGCACAATTCAATTAGCTGGAATCACAATCAAAGGTGTAACAAAAGGCAAAGATTCTATAAACTACGGAATAGATGTAATGCAACGTGAAGACTATTTAGTAACATCACAAAGCACAAACTTGATTAAAGAGTTGAGAAGCTACTGTTGGGACACAGACAAAACAGGTAAACGACTAAACAAACCGATAGACAATTTTAACCACGCAATTGATGCGGTGCGTTATCACGAAATGGAAACTTTGGGTATGAATAAGAACTATGGGAGTTACAGTATATTATGATTAATTTAAGAAAAGGAGAATGTTTAGAGGTAATGAAGTCAATAAAAACAGGTTCTATTGACGCTATTATAACAGACCCACCTTATGGCACGACAGCTTGCAAGTGGGACAGTGTTATACCTTTTGAGCCTATGTGGGAACAACTAAACAGAATCATTAAGCCAAATGGTGCAATAGTTTTATTTGGTTCTGAGCCATTTAGCAGTGCCTTAAGAATGAGTAATATAAAAAATTACAGGTATGATTTAATTTGGAATAAAAAAAGATCAGCAGGATTTTTAAACGCTAATAGGATGCCTTTAAAACAACACGAAAATATAAGTTTGTTTTATAAAAAACAACCAACATATAACCCTCAAAAATATATAGATAAGCCTTACAACAAAACCAAATACAACGGAAGGGATATGAAAGAAAATGTTTTAGGTTCTTATGTAAAGAAAGAAAGCAAAAATAACGGAGAGAGATTTCCAAAGAGTATCTTAAAATTTTCTCAAAATTGGAGTAGACAACAACAAATTCACCCAACACAAAAACCTGTTACATTAATGGAGTATCTTATAAAAACCTATACAAACGAAAACGAAACGGTTTTAGATTTTACAATGGGTTCAGGTTCTACAATGCTGGCCTGTCAAAACACGAATAGAAATGGTATAGGAATTGAAATGGATGAAAACTATTTTAAGATAGCAGAGCAAAGAATAAAAGAAAACGAATACAAGTTATTTTAGCACTATTACAAAAACACGAAAAAAAAGTTATTAATATATGAAGTTAGATTTATTACTACCTACATCATTAAGCGAAATACCATTATCACGGTATCAACAATTTATAAAGACGAAAGAAGCATCGAATGATGATGAATTTATTGCTCAGAAAATGATACAGATTTTCTGTGGCATAGATTTAAAAGATGTGGGTAAAATAAAGATGAAGCACTTGAACGAACTAATTGCACACTTCACAAAAGTGTTTAGCGAAAAGCCAAAGCTTATACGGCAGTTTAAAATAAAAAATATTGAGTTTGGCTTTATTCCGAAGCTTGACGAAATTACATTCGGAGAGTACGTTGATCTTGAACACCATTTACAAAATTGGAAAACATACCACAAAGCGATGGCTGTTATGTACAGACCTATCAAAGAAAAACACGGAAACACTTACACGATTGTAAACTACGAACCAAACGAAGATATGCAAGACCTAATGAAGTTTGCACCTTTAGATGTAGCAATTAGTAGTTCGGTTTTTTTTTGGACTTTAGGAAGCGAATTACTGAATCTTACAATCAATTATTTACAGAACGAACTGAAGACGATGACTTTCAGCAGTACAGCGAAAGGCAACAATTTAGTAAACAATGGGGATGGTATAATTCAATCTATGCACTTGCTAAAGGAGATGTTACCAGATTTGACGAAGTTACAAACTACAGACTTACTAAATGTCTCACCTATCTTACCTTCGAAAAGCAAAAAAACCAAATCGAAGCAAACGAACTTAAACAACAAATGAGAAGATAATATATATTATGAATTATTTTGATATTATAGACAAACTAAAAGCACACTTTGAGGCAGACGAATTAGTGAACACCGTTACACAAGGCGATATATTCGAAGTGGATTTATCAAAGCAAACCATTTTCCCATTGGTTCACTTGATCGTAAATAGCGCAACCTTTGAAGAAAACGTAATAAGATACAACATCAGTATTTTAGCTATGGATATTGTGGACATAACAAAAGACGAAACAACCGATAAGTTTGAAGGCAACGATAACGAATTATATATAATCAATACACAGTTAGCAGTTCTTAACAGGTGTTATGAGTTGTTAAGACGTGGCACACTATACACCGATGCGTTTCAAGTAGACGGCAACCCAAGCGCTGAATTTTTTACAGAACGATTTGAGAACAAATTAGCTGGTGCAACTTTAACGGTTGATATATTAGTAAGTAATTCGATGACTATTTGTTAATGGCAGAATTTGAAAACATACAAGATTTACTAAACGACTTTAGAAGCAACGTAATTCGTGAAGCTAAAAGAAACTTAACAAGCCAAAACACTTCTGGAAGATTAAGCAAAAGTTTAAGTAGTGTTGTTAAAGAATCTAAAAATAGTATACAGATTAGCTTTGAGATGGAAGACTACGGCTTTTATCAAGATCGAGGGGTTAAAGGTGTTAAGAGTGGTAAAAGTTTAGATGGTTACAGATATACTCGTAGAGGTGGACAAGGTAGCTTGAAAGGTATGCCACCACCAAAAGCATTCGATAAATGGATAGTTAAGAAAGGGTTTAGCGACAAAATAAGAGATAAGAAAGGAAGGTTCGTAAAGCGAAAGGGTTTAGCTTTTGTAATAGCAAGAAGTATATTTGAGAAAGGCATAAAACCAACACTATTTTTTACCAAACCATTTGAAAAATTCTACAAGCGACTACCGAATCAACTTGTAGAAAAATACGGACTAGATATGGAAAAACTATTTACACAAATAACAGACGAAAACTTTAAAAGACCTAATAAATGAATTTAGCACGATCACCGTTTATAGTAGAAATTTCTGAAAGTGGACAAACAGGTTCTAAAATAGAATTGTTCTTATGGAACACAGGAAGCCAACCAGCAAATCCACAATACACACTTGAAAAACTTATTCCAGCATCTAACAACGTAAAGACGTACTATAATGTTTCGCCTTATGTCAGGGAGTATTTTACAATGGGTGGTTATGACTATGACACGGCCAACTTTTTTGACACGGCAACAAGCACAAACTATCTTGTAAACTATGCAATAAAAAGATACAAAAACGTGAGTGGCACTTACACACTTTTAGGAACTGACACAGGGCAATTTGTAAACGGCTACTCTGAATATATGGAAGGTCAAAACACGGTCAAGCAAGACGTTTTATTAGACGAAGGTACATATCTATACCATTACGATAGTTCGTTCAGTACAACGCAAAGAAACGCACTTGCTGGAAGCTTTGATGCTGATTTAGATGTAGGCGAAAAAATAAGATATACAAATTTAACCACAGGATCCATTCAAGAATTTACTATAAGCGCTGCTGGTGTTAAAGTGTTCGGAAGGGTATATACAGGAAACCTTGCACATGGTAATAAAGTCGAAATGATTAATACAAGTTCTAACGTGGTTTGGACTGCTACGTTTAAACCAGTATGTGAGCCAAAGTACAGCCCTATTGTGGTGGACTTTGTTAACAAGCATGGAAGCTGGTCACGAATGTTTTGGTTTAAAGTAAACAAAAGAACTACAGCAATAAAAAGCAACGAGTACAAATTTAACCCTCAGACCTTGCCATATAGCCCAACAAGTGATGGAGGACAAATGAAGCAATTTAATAAGACAGGAAACGAAAGTATCAAACTCAATAGTGGTTTTGTAAATGACGGCTACGCAGAATATATACAACAGTTAATGTTGAGTGAACACATTAGCGTTTTAGATTTTGACACAAACACGAACGCCTTACCAGCTAAAGTAAAAACACAATCACTTGTAAAGCAAACAGGATTGAATGACGGCACTATGAACTACACACTTGATTTTGACTTTGCTTTTGATCTTATAAACAACGTAACATAATGAGGGGAGTTTCTGTTTACATAGAAGGGGTTAAATTAGATTTGTTTGATGACGAACAAATTAACGTAACATCTATACAACAAAACGTGCAAGATATTGCTGCTGTTTTTACAGACTTCAGTCAGTCTTTTACTGTTCCAGCTACTCCAAACAATAACCAAGTATTTGAACACTTTTACCAAAATGACGTAAACGCAAGCATTGATTTTAACTTAAGGCGTGAAGCATTAATTGAAATTGATTTAACTACATTCAGAAGGGGCAAAATAAGTCTTGAAAAAACGGAAGTACGAAATAACGAACCATATAGCTACCAAATTACTTTTTACGGTGATGTAGCAAGTTTAAAAGATACGTTTGGCGAATCTAAACTCGTAGACATAACTGCATTAAGTAGCACGGATATGTCGTACACATTTGCACAAGTCAGCCAAAGAATAACGGACGATGCAACTGAGCATACAATACGTTTTCCTTTAATAGTTGGAAGAAACTTAACTTACGGCGATACTGGAAGCACGGATATTAACCCAAGCACAGGGAGTGGATCAATACTTTATAACGAGTTGTTTCCAGCACTTGCAGTTTTTCAAATATTCAACGCACTACAAACACAATACGGAATAACTTTTAACGGTGGCTTTCTAAACAACGAAAGATTTAGAAGGGCGTATTTGTATTGTCAAAACGCAGAAACATTTACTTTTAATTCAAAGCCCTTATTAATAGACATATCTACGTTAAGCACCAACCCATTAAACAATAATAACTCTTTAGCTGCGGCAGATTATTTTAGTATAGATAACGACACTTTAACACTTTCGCAATATGTTCCATCTGTTACGTTTCCAACTGTTACTTCAGCTGGTGGCAATTATATAAATTCAAAACATATTATAAATATATCTTTAAACAATCCAACGGCTGGTGTAGATGCGTTTATTGATGTTTACGAAAACGGTAGCTTAACGCAAACTTATGATGTTAGTTCAAGTACTTCACTACAAATTCAACGCAGTAATGACGTATTAATTACACCAATAGAATTGAAGTTTTTTATTCGTTCTACTGCACCAATGACAGGCACGATGCTTATAGAATACAAGCAAAGTGCAACCTATTTTTATAGTGGTGGTGCTGATTTAGTTAGTAATGAATTTACGGCTACGGCATCTGTAACAACAACGGCAACTTTAAGCGTATTGAATTATTTGCCAGATATGAAGATAGTAGACTTCTTCAAAGGTATTTTGCAGATGTTTAATTTAACGTGCTACGGAACTGCTAAAGACGTTTACCAAATAGAACCTTTGGACGACTGGTATAAAAAAGGTGCTATTGTAGATATAACAGAATACACCGATATAAAAAGCACTAAGATTGATCGTATTAAGTTATTTAAAAACATCAGTTTTAGTTATCAAGAAAGTGAGTGCGCAACAAACGAAGCGTTTAGAGATATCACAGGCGGTCGTGACTACGGAAACACGAGCCAACTATATGACTATGACGGTGGCGAATATAAGATTGATTTGCCTTTTGAAAATATGATGATGCAAAAGTTTGAAAACACGGACTTGCAAATAGGCGAAAGATTAAACACCGACATACAAACATACATACCAAAACCCATGATAATGTATGCGTATGATACTACAAGCGCACAATGGCGTTTTAATGACGGTAGCAGCGTCACTGATATGACTACATACATACCGTTTGGTCAAGACTTACGTTTAGGCACAAGCGACTTTACACTAAACTTTAACGCAGACATAAGTACGTTTTTATTAGAACCAATACCAAACACTTTGTTTAGTGTTTATTATGCACCGTATTTAACAAACCTATACAACCTAAAAAATAGACGAACCAACGTAAAGACGAACTTGCCCATAAGTTTATTAACAGGACTTCAATTAAATGACCGTGTAATAATTCGTGATAAACGATATATGATTGAATCTATGAAAAGCAACCTAAACACAGGTGACGTTGATTTAGTTTTAATTAACGATTTTAGAGAACTAATTGCAGACGGTGGCATAATACCAGAAGTAATAGTTCCAGATAACAGCGCACAATGTTTAAACATAGACATATTGTTTCCAAACGGTGTAGTAAGTGCTACAATAACAACAACCACTGCTGGTGTAACAATATCACCCAGCACAATAACGCAAGAAAGGAGAGTGGAAGTATGTTTACCTGTAAACACGGCTACTGACTTAATCGTAACGGAAGACGGAACAGATAACATAACAGATGAGAATGCTGGCAGTATTGCGACAAGGCAATTAAGAACAGAGGGAGGTAGTGCTACAGTAATTATATTGTTAGTTACTTACACATTTAGTAACGGCACAACGGCAGCAAATCAAATATTTATACAACAAGAAGGATAATGTTAAAACACATAATAGATTTACTACAAATAGACGAATTTTACGAAGGCAGTCACGATGTACAAATAGCAAAGGGACTCTATAATTATGAGAAAGGGATAAAAGGAATATACAAGCAGAAGAAAAGAATGCAGATATTAAAGACTAAAAATAAAGAACATATTCAATGGCTCAAAAAAGAACTATAGACATAGACATAAACACGAACGCTGATGAAGCTGCAAAGCAATTTGAAACATTATCAACAGGAGTAAAAAAAGCGACTGATAGTGCTGAAAATCTGGATGCAAAATTTGAAGATGTATTTAAAGGTGTTGAACCCCTTACAACACGATTAGGCGAAGCTGAAGATCGTTTATATGAGTTAGCACTTGCTGGCGACACTACTTCAAAAGAATATCAAGAGCTATTAACAAAAGTAGGTGAATATCGCAAGGTTCAAATTCAAACGGATTTAGCCGTTGATGGTGCAGCACAGACAATGAGCCAAAAACTTGGGAGTGCTTTAACAGGTGCAACAAGTGGGTTTGCGGCTACGCAGGGTGCTATGGCTTTATTTGGCAGCGAAAATGAAGCATTAGAAAAAACACTTGTTAAAGTTCAAGCAGCTTTGGCAATTCAACAAGGTGTACAAGGTTTAGGCGTGGCATACAAAGAACTTGGGGGCGCAACAGGAATAGCAACAAAAGCACAAGCAGCGTTCAATTTTGTAATGAATTTGAATCCGTTTTTATTAATTGCAACGGCTATAGCAGCAGCAATAGCAGCACTTGCAAAGTTCACAAGCTTTCTTGATCCAGCAATAGATAAACTAAAAGAATTTACAGATTTTATTGGATTTACTGATTTTGCTGAAGAAGAACTAGCAGAAGCAAGGTCGCAAAGAGCAAAACAACATTTTCAAGAAACGCAGCGACAAAAGGAATTAGACAAAATTGCGTTTGATGCACGACAACAACAATACGATGATGAGATTGCTTTGATGGAAGCATTAGGCAAAAGTAGTTTTGAACTAAGACAACAAAAAATAGAAGATAGTATTGCCGTACAACAACAAAACGCAAAGGACGCATTGGCAGAAATAGATGACCTAGAAAAACTTTTGCAGCAAACAGAGTTCGGAGCAGAAACAAATCGTAAACTTATAGACGAACAACGAGCGTTAGTAGCAAAAGTTAATTCCGATATAGCATCATTGCAAAATGAACTGACAATTAATGAAATAAACGAGAATAAAAAAAGAACGGACAGTTATAAAAAACACCTACAGGACAGGTTTAATGCAGCTCGAAAAATAGAAGACCTTGAAAACAAATTAATGGAGGACGGTCTTAAAAAAGAGCTGGAGTTGAATCGTGATAACTTTAGAAGGCAACGTGAAGATATTACGGCACAAGGCCAAGACAAACTAAGATTGATAGAGCTTTTTAATCAGCTTGAGCAAAAAGAAGAAGACAGGATAAATGAAGAGTTTAGGCAAAAACAATTAGATAATTTTACTTCAGAAATAGAAACTTTAGAATTGTTTGAAGATGCAAAAACTGAAGTTGTATTAAAAGGGGTTGAAAAAAGGGCTGATGGAGAAAAGAAAATATCTAAAGAATTAGCAGACTATAGAGTAATGGTAGCAAATCAATCACTTACAGCGATAAACGACATTGCAGAGTTATTTAGTAAAGGAAGTGAAAAACAAGCAAAAAAGGCGTTTAATGTTCAGAAAGCCGTTGGTATTGCACAAGCAACCATAAACACGGCACAAGCGATTACAAAGGTGTTTGCGGAAACAACTGATTTCACTCCTACACAAAGTTTAAGAATTGCAAACGCTGTAGCTATTGGTGTAGCTGGTGCAGCACAAGTGGCGTCTATTGCAAGTCAAACATTTGAAGGTGGAGGCGGTGGAGAATCGCCAAGCGTAAATGTAAATAGCGAAGCACAAGCACCAAGTTTTAACGTAGTGGGAGATTCAGGCGTAAATCAGCTAGCACAATTACAACAAACACCTGTTCAAGCTTTTGTAGTCAGCGGAGAAGTCACTACAAGCCAAGCTTTAGATAGAAATAGAGTAGAAAATGCAACACTATAAACAAATAAAAGTTATTATAATATGAGGATAGTTGAATTAATTATAGACGAAACAGATGAAAATAGCGGGATCGAAGCAGTGTCGCTTGTTGAAACACCAGCGATAGAAGAAAACTTTATTGCACTAAACAAACAACAAATACTACTTAAAGAAGTAGACAAAGAAAAGCGTATTCTTATGGGTGCTGCTTTAGTGCCTAATAAACAAATCTACAGACGCAACGAAAAGACGAATGATGAATACTACATCTACTTTAGTAAAGAGACAGTACGCAAAGCTTCAGAACTATTCTTTAAGCGTTCTAATCACAAAAACGCAACATACGAACATAAACAACCTATAAAAGGAACTACAATCGTAGAAAGTTGGATTGTCGAATCTACCGAGCAAGATAAAAGCGCACACTACGGCTTAAAGGTACCAGAAGGCACTTGGATGATATCAATGAAGATTGACGATGATGAACTATACAACAAAGCCAAAGAAGGCGAAATAAAAGGTTTTAGTATTGAAGGGTATTTCGCAGATAAATACGATATGACTAAAGAAGAAAGCTTTGAAGACTTTGAAAAGAAAATGCTTGTTGAAGAACTTAAAGAACTTCTACAAAAACAAGAATTAGAAAGTTATAGCGACTATCCCGAAAGCGTAAGAAACAACGCAAAACGAGGCATAGAACTAAACAAAGCAGTAGGTAATAAATGTGCTACACAAGTAGGCAAAGTTCGTGCGCAGCAATTAGCTAATGGCGAACCTGTAAGCGAAAGCACGGTAAAAAGAATGTTTAGCTTTTTAAGTAGAGCAGAAACTTATTACGATGCTGGCGACAAAGAATCTTGCGGTTATATTTCGTATTTGTTATGGGGTGGTAAATCAGCAAAGACTTGGGCAGAATCTAAGCTAAAACAAATAGAGAGAGAGGACTTGGCAAGTATGGTTATTGATGACAATTTTGCAATCATTGATGACCGACTTGCCTATTCTTCTAAAGCTATGGCAGAAAAAGCAGCTAAAGACGTAGGCGTTGATGGAATACACGAACACGAATACGAAGGTAAGACTTGGTTTATGGTTGGCA